TCTGTGACAGAAATATATCAAGATTATTCCATACCGGGTCTTGCATATTCCCGGTATCGCCGTACAGCACCGCATACTTTATGCCCCAGCTTTCATATTCTGGACCCCAGCCAACTACCTCAATTTCAAATCTATCATCCTGTGTGTCAACTCCTGCTGTCAAATAAAGCACATCATACGGAATTTCGCAGTTGTAATTCTCCCGGCGTTTCATCAGTTCTTCATCTTCTATGGTTTCGCCGTCTTCCTCCCACGTTTCGCCCAGTTCTGTATTTGTCCATACCTTCATCAGTTCCACATTGCCTTTTTTTACTTCCTCATTGGCAACCAGAAACTTTTCTACAACCTCCCGCCATGTAGAAAGTGTGGAAGCAAGTGTGTTCAAGTGAAATCCTTTTACCGGGTTTTCCGGGTTTTCATGGATAAAGCAGCCGTCCTTGAATCCCTCTTTCCACTCCACTTCACTTGAAATCACGCCGCATTTGCTACACGCATAACCAATTTCCGACAAATCTTCCTTGTCAAACACAATGCCGGACCATGTAAGCGGTTGTAATTCCCCGCAGCACGGGCAAGGTGCGTTCCACGTTCCCTTGCTGCTGTTCTCATACTCCACTTCAATTCTTGAAAGCCCTTTTATTGTCGGCGTTGACACGTCAACTTCTTTTCTATTCCAGAAAGTTGTTAATCTCTTTGCAGCAAGAAAAAGCGGGTCCCCCTCGCTTCCTGCCGTCGCCGGGTAGCGGTCAATTTCATCTGCCAGAAGTATTCTGATTGGACGGGAAGCAAGGCTTGACGGGCTATTTGCTCCCACCATTGTTACATGACCGCCCGGAAATATTTTCTGTAAAATTGTGTTTCCGCTGTTTCTGCTCTTATCATTTACTTTGTCCGTCAATACTGCCGTATCTCGCAGCATTGGTGAAAGCCGATCCTTTGAAAACGTTTCTGCCATCTGTATTGTTGGCTGTAATACCATAATCGGGGACGGCTCATAATGAATGTAATAACCTATCGGGTTTAAGATCATTGCGTCAGTCTTTCCGACTTGCGCCGCAGACATAACAACAACTTTCTTAACGCCTATATCGGTTATTGCGTCCATGATCTCTTTCTGGTATGGTGCTTTTGACGTTCGCCATCTTCCCGGCTCTGCGGACGCTTCGGAAGATAGCTGCCGGAATTTGTCTGCCCACTCCGACAATTTCAAGTCTGGCGGTGGCTTCAATACTGAAAATACCCGGCTTAATAAATCAGCTGTTCTTTTCTTCATCCTCTATCGTATACCCAAACAGTTTTTGAAAGTCTGCCAGTTCTTCCAGTGCTTCATCAATCGCCGCTTTTAGCAGCTTGAAAATTTCTGTCTGGTCCTTTTTCTTTGATAGTATCGGACTTAGTTTTGCGGGAATTGCCATAAGTCTTGTTTTGAATTTTATTAAAGTGTCGGTCATAACTTTTTCAATTTCCTCCGTTTCGTGCAACTCGTTCTTTCGCAGCCGCAATTCAAGTTCTTGGCTTTCCCGCTTTGCCCGCACCAGTTTTGCCCGCTCCGTGTTGTAGTCAACACTTGTTTCCGCTGGGCTGTTATTCCGCAGATAGTTTATATATTCATGTGTTACGGTTTTCAAATCATATAACCCCGGCTGATATTCAGTTATGATTTTTTGCTTGCGCAGCTGCCGCACTCTGGATTCTGTCAAGTCCAGCCATACCGCAACCGCCTTGACTGTATATAATTTCAAAACCGTGCCCCCTTTATTATTTTTCCGGCATTTCCGAAAGCGATTTTTTTCTTTTTGTGGCTAGGCAAGGCATGGGCGTCACCGTACCCTCACCCCTCCCAAAACGCCGGAAGAACCTACTCTCGGCAGATCATCAACGCCGTTTTCTTCCATTTCCCATTCCTCCGTCTCTGGGTTGATGTCGATCTCTCCTGTGACCTTTTGTTTCATCAGTTCAAGTCTTCTTTCTTCCAGCTGCAAGCGACGACTCTCCATCTCATATGACTTGATGCTGTCAAGCTGCTTGATGATACGCCCGTGTAGTTTATTCAATTCAGCTTCCACCTTCATTGCTCTATCGAACGGACTTGATTTTATTATAGACTTCATTGCCGTTTTGAAGTGCTCCCCCTGCTGCCCCTCTATGGCTTCTGGGTCTGCCGCTTCTCCCGCTTCAAGCCCTGCCGCTTCCTCTGCCTGTTTGTCCTCCATACTTTTAGGAACTATCATATGTACTATCTTGTCGGTGTAAAACCCTCCTGCTTCTGGTGCTTCATATTCTTCCAACAGCTTTTCAAGATATGCTTTCCGCAGATAAAGGGCTTGCAATTCCTCCATCATGCGCGGCATAGCTTCCGGCGTTTTCATGCTGCGGATTTCCTCTGCCTTTTCTGGTGGTATGTCTTCAAGCCCTGCTTTTGCAAACGCCCCATGCGTGACTGCATTTTTGTTTCCATTTTTTGCCGGGGTTTTTCCTGCCGCATTTTTATTGCCTTTTTGACCGCCCCTTTTTTTCGGCTTCTTTTTCAGTGCTTCTTCCCACTTGTCTTCTGACTTCCATTTTCTGATCCGGCTTTCTGTCACCCCCGCCAGCTGTGCCAGCTGTGCCGTGCTGATTTCTCCGCTCACTTCAAGATATCTTTTAAGCGACAAATCCCGCTGCGGGTTTCTTGGTCTTCCCATTCTGTCCGTCCACCTCTCTTTCGTTCGTTTTCATCCTTCGCAGTCTTGAAAACTTACGGAAGTATAAAAATTTATATTATTTCAAATTTTGAAAACCAGCTTGCAAACAGTGTGAAATCAAGCGGTTTTCCTGCAAATTCATTATAGCAAAATACAGTGTGTAATATCGGGCAATCATTTTTATTTGATCATGTTAAATTCCCTTATAAAATCGTTGTTCTGGAATCTTTCAGTCAGCTTTTCAACTGCCGTATCCCGGATGTTTTTGCATTGCCTGTCTGAATAGTGATTGTGTTCCGCTACTTGCTCCCATTTCATGCCATATATGTAATAGTCAAAAATAATAGTCTTTTCTTTCAGCTTCAAGCGGGAAATCTCTTGCAAAATCTGACTTTTTATCCTTTGTAGCTTATACACCTTTTCTTCGTAGTATTTCATATCTCCCCGCACATAGTTCGGGATATTCATTGCGGCATTTTCCACCGTATGTGAAATGTGGTACTGTCCTTTTGGCTGCCCGTCACTCTCCATCCCGCCTATCGTATTGTAGTACTGGTTTTCATAATCACGTAAAATGCGACGATGTGCAGAAATTTCTCCGTCGATCTCTTTGTAAAATTCCAGAAACTCTATTACCTTGCTTTTATCCATGCTTAAATCTCCTTTTGCACTGTTTTTTCTATTTTCTGTCTCTCTCTGCTATCCATCTTCTATTCTTACATACCCAAATACGCCTTTTGACAAGAAAAAAGCCCTTGTCGCCGTTTCGTCTGCGTCCCCTGCTGTAATATGTCTTTTGTAACACTCTTTTGCCATTTCCACTGCTCTTTTCTTCCCGTATGCGTTCACATGCCATCCAGCACCGCATATCTTGCAATAAATCACTTCATCATCTTTTATCTGGTGTTGTTGTCTGAAATGTCGTTCTATCTCTTTTTTGTTGGTTGAATTTCTTCCGCATACGGGACACTTATAATAAATGACACTTATTGTCTGTTTCATGTCTGCGCTTCCTCGTTTTCACTCATTATCTTTTTCAGAATGTCCACAAGCTGCGTCTTTGTCACCCCTGCCCATTCGTACCCGCAGTTTTTTTCCAGACTATCTTTCAACCATGCGGCGCACTCTTTCTTTTCCGCATATTCCCTGCGGGTCTTTTCTGTTGCCAACCGTGCCATTTCCGCTTCTGTCATTAATTCGTTCTGCTGTCCTTCCAGCTGTTCTATTTTTTCATCCTGTTTGTCTATTATCTTTTTTAGCTTTCTGATTTCTTCGTCTTTCTCTTTTGCGCGTTTTTTCCATTCGTCGGCTTCGATCAATGCAAGTTCTTTTTGCTTCCGTTCCTCCTGCTGCTCTTTATATACTCTGTCCTTCTTGTCTTTTTCTTCCTGTTTCAACCTTCTGTTTTCCTCCAGAATGTCCACAAGATGTGCTTTCACACTATCAAAACTCACATATTCTTTCAGCCCCATTTCTTCTTCGATAGAAGTATTTGTGGGAACTATTTCTGCCGCTTTCTCTTTCTTTTTTTTAAACCAAAACATTGTTTATCCTCCGATCCTTCCAGTGTATACTCTGTTTCTGCTTCCGCACCTAACCATCGCCGTTTCTTCTCCGACTTTATAAAGCAGAAACGCGAAACTTGCGGCAGTTGCCAATATGACAACGCCGCTTATTTTTATAATTGTTTTCGTCTTCATAATTGATCACGCTCCCGGTAATAATGTGGGCTGATCTGCCCCGTCCGCTGCTACTGCTGCCGCTGGCGTGTAACTCATAATGTGAAAACCGATAATGCAATAATCATCATCAAGCCCCGTCCAGTCTTCCAGCACATAAGAAATCATAATTTCAAGCGTCCTGCCCGTCTGCTGCCCGTCTTTGTATTCTGGCAACGATAATTCTTCACCGACTTTGAATCCATCTTTTTTCAAAAGCAGGAATGTCAGTGCTTCACTTGTGATTTCCTCGTATCGGCTCGGAGAAAGCCGGATTTCTTCATGTTGCTTTTCTTCTGGTCCCTGCTGCATGTTTTCTTCCCGCTGCTCCCGCAGTTTCTTTCTGGTTTCCGCGTCAATCTTCGCTTGTTCCTCATTGTACCGCTGTTCGTCCGTTTTATATGCTTCTTTGCGGTTTCCATAGGCATTGCAACTTGTGACGGTTGCTTTCTTATCGTGGCAAGTTTCATAATTTGTGCAGCTATAGCAAAGAGAAACAATGCTTTCCGGCTGCGGGTCAGCATATTCTCCCTCTGTGGCTTCCTCTGCGCCCTCTGCTTCCGTTTCTTCGTCTTCCCCGGTGATTTCCTCACCCTCCACGTTTTCTTCCGTCTGTGCGGTTTCCTGCGTGTCCTGCTGCCCGGTTATATCATCTAATCCCATTTGTCCCGGTATTTGTGCCGCCGCTTCCTGCTGCCGTTTAATTTCCTTTACATCCGGCAGCGCAAGTGCCCCATTTTCCCGAAATACTTCTAATGACCGTAACTGCCATTCCTTTTCAAGCTGCGAAATCTCGTAAATGACAGAAACGCCAATTTTCCCCGCCTTAAATTCTGCCATTAGTTCTGCGGTCAAATTATTGTAGATCGCTTTATATCTCCCCAGCTGCGCCGGGGAAGCGTCAATAATTTCTGCCAGCAAATCACGGGTGCGCCCCGGAATATCCATTTGCGCTTTCAATTCCTGCACCAGCTTTTCCGTTTCAATGCTTTCCGTCATTTTCTCCCAGTCCGTCTTTTCCCGGAAGCGGTTAGTCATTATCAGTGCCAGCCGGTCCAGAATCGCGTTCTTTGTCGGCTTCACCATGATAGGCACATAGCGGAAACGCTCTTTTCCCTCATCCACCAGCTGCATGATTGCAAGGCGTCTGCGGTGTCCTGCGATAATGCGCCGCTTTCCGTCTTCTTCATCCGTCACAAGAAGCGGCTGCAATATCCCCAGCAGTTCTATTGACTGCTTCAAGTCCTGCACATCCTCAACGGAATAGAAATTGTCCTTTGATGGTATCAAGTCTTCAATATCTGCTGTGGTGCTTACTCCTTCATTTGTTGTGTCCTTTTCTGCGGCTGTTTCCTGCTGTGCGATTTCTTTCGATCTCTGGTTTAATAACTCTGTCAGATTGAATTTTTTACTGCTTTCTGCCATCTGCTTTTCCTCCCTTGCGTGTCCGAATCGGTCACATTCTTAAATATTCCTGCACCAATGCTTTATAGTCATATGCCGCCCCACATCTGCTTGAATATACGACAATGGGCTTTCTTTCAAATGTGCTGGGCTTCATTTTGGGTGTTCGTCTGATATGAGTTTCAAACAACGGATAATCAAGACTTCTCAAAAATTCTTCTCCTTGCGTGTCTGCTTCATTAGTGCGGTCATACTGTGTCACGAAACATCCGCAAAACCGCAATTCCGGGTTTAAGTCCTCACGTGTATTGTCAATCTGTTCTTTCAGTTCCGCCAGCCCGTCAATAGCAAAATCATCAATGGTGATAGGGACCATCACATCATTTGAAGCAACCAGCGCATTGATTGTTGAAATGTTAATATCCGGGGCATTATCAATAATGCAATAGTCATATTCTGTCTGTATGCCCTCCAGAAACTTCTTGAAACGTGTCTGTTGCGGGCGGCTCTGGTCAAGCATTACCTCTAAATTGGCTGTCAGCAAATTCATGTTCGCTGTGATAATGTCTAACCCGTCATAGTCTGTTTTCTGGGTAACCTCTGCCGGATCAATCCCCCGCTTTGTCATGACTTCTGCCGTTCCTTTCCCGCTGTAGCTGTGGCGGTTCAGAATCTTGCTTGCGTTGCCCTGCTTATCGTTGTCGATCAAAAGCACTTTATAGCCGTGTACTGCTGCCAGAATGTGCGCCATATTGACGCTTGAAATGGTCTTTGCCACTCCCCCTTTAAGGTTGATAATAGATAGTACTTTCATGCTGTGTCCCTCCTTGTATCTGGTATGATCTTTTATTTCCCAGCAATGCGCTGGGCGGGAAGCTAACCCGCCCGGCAATGGCTTTCACCCCGCTGCCCCTCTGCGGCTTCTCAGCTCTCAGATTTCAAAATTCTTTGTTGCAGTCGCCAAATTCCTTAACGCTTCTTCTTGCCCCTCTATTCCGTAATATTCGGAAACAAGTTCCATTGTCTGATACACCTCACCCGCCTTTATTAGTCCCTCTATGAGTCTTTGTATACAGCACCATTTATGTCCGTCCCCTTTTTCTGCGTTCATGTCCTGCAAGTCGCGAAAGATTTCTCTTTTTCTTCCTTCCAGCTTTCCTATCTCTTTGTTCCACTCAATATACTTTTCTCTCAATTCTTTCTTTGTCATGTCCTTATTACCTCCGTTTTTCTGATTGATTATGTATTCATTATATACTTACGGAAGTATATTTTCAATGTCCACATTGCACATTATTACGGAAGTATATTTGTGCAAACTGTATATACTTCCGTAAGTATTCTCGCCGCTTTAATCAGAAACGCCCTTGTCTTTCCCCTCTCTTTCTCTCTGTCTCATATCCTGTCTTGCAGCTTCCACCGACTTTTTCAGCTGGTTCATTTGCTGCATTCTCTGTTTTACCGTATTTTGTTCGCCCTGCTGCCGCTGCTTCTCCAGCTGGCGGCGGTAAAGCAATTCTTTTCCGCTATAATGTTTCTTTGCCATGCTGCGCCCTCCGCCCTTTAATCCTCACATCTTCCGTTTTTAGCACATTCAAGAAAATTTCAACCGCCATGTCCCAAAAATAGTCTGCAAAATCATCAACAGTTCCCATTTCTTCCCCGTCCCATTCAAGCCCCACTTCGTCTGCCGCATATTCGCAGCCCATCTTTTTCAGCGCTTTGTATTTTAATTCGTCCACTACTTCCTGCGTTCCTGCATAATCACAACCCCTACTAAAAAAATCCCTTAGATTTTCTATTGTCTTTTTTGAAATCTCTGCCACGTCTTTTCTCCCCTCTAAAAAAATCTTTTTCTGTATCTACTGCCCTTGCTGGCTTTCATGCGCCGCTTGCGCTGCCGGTCCCGCTTTGTGTCCTCTGCTTTCCTCACTGCTCTTTGCACTTCCTCCGGGTCAATATTGTTTACTTCCTCTTGCAATACTTCCAGCACTTCCACCTGTTCATCTGTGAAGGAAAGTACCCCTTCTGATTCATACGTTTCAGCTTCCCAGTCTTCTTTGAACTGTTCAAAATTATTTTTATATCTTCCGCAGGAAAACCTGTGGAACTGCTCTGCTTCATAAACCGCTTTCATGACAGTTTCGTCAATTTCATCATCCCAGCTGTATAAATGCCATTTTTCGTGACTGCCCCAGTTCCACTTTGAAAGATACACTTCTAATCCGTCAAAGAAATTATAGCAACGCGCCATTGCTTTCATTTCATTTCTTGTGAATCCCTTCCCTGTACCGCGGCGAAATAAAGTACCCATCTACCGCAGCTTTCCTGCAGATTAAATTCTCAAAGTAAGAATAACAGTT